GTATAATTTCTGTATGTCCCAGTGATTCAAACTTATTATGCTCCTCGTTAGATAACCTAACTTGCTTACCATCTTTATCTATACCCATCTTTCTAAGTACACCAGAAAAAGTATGCTGCGGATACACAATTCTCTCATGTATCTTGGGCTTAAACCTTTCATGTACCTCACTCTCGGTACGAGTAAGCTCGTCTGAGAACTGTGTGAGTAATTGATTAGCTAAGTCTTCGTCGAGTAAAAAGCCGTGGTCACGCTGCTTAGTAACAATCTTATAGGTTGCCATCTCAAGCTTAACGCTTTCGGTAGTAAACCCTCTGCTCTCTCGCTTTAGTTCTTCATAAACTTTATAGTTTAAAAGAACATCTTGAGCGCAGTAAGTCATCATCTCTTCTGAGTATCCACTGTAGTCGTGGAACTCTATCTTAGGGAACTGTAGTTTGTACCCCCAAGATTCTAAACTATGTGAACCCCTTACAGGATTAAATAATCTAGAGAGAACAAGCGTGTCAACCAGTGTCTTGTCAATTAAATCTACATTACATAATCTTTTAACAACTGGGATGTCAAACCCAATGATGTTGTGTCCGATTAATTTATCTGCGCTTTTAAGTAACTCAATGCCATCATCTATATAGAAGGGACTAAAGTTAAATTGTTCTTGAGTATCTGTATCAAATGCAGATATGCAGAATATTTTAGTAGGCTGTAGCCCATCAGTTTCAATATCAAAGACTAAGGATTTCATAGTAAGACCTCCGCGTCATCATCTAAAAATGTTTCGCTGAGTCTACCAGTTTCTCTGTCATAAAGCAAGTGGCTTGCCATACCTACATCACCAGTGTATCTAGATTTCAATACTCTCATGTGGGTAGTGTTAGCTTCTAGTGGATCTTCAGACTGTTGGTCACGCTCTAAAGCTATAACACAATCAGATAACTGAGCAATACTTTGTGACCCTCTAAGGTGTGATAGGCTAACTGATACACCATTCTCATGGCCTCGGTTACCATCAACCCTACGCAGGTGGCTAACAAGTATCAGACCTGCACCTGTCTCCTCTACTATACTACGCAGCCTAGTCATAATATTATCTATAGCTCTGCGTTCGTCGCCCTCTACCATAGAGCTGACTAGCATGTGTAGATGATCTACTACTATCCACTTACATGAGCAACCTACAATTAAGAACCTAAGCTTACTAAAGATTTCATCAATGTCGGTAATACCAAAGTGACTATGAATCCACACTCGATCTTTGTTCTTACCACTATATACATTATCAAAGAATGTATTTAGTTCTTCTTCAGAAAACTTATCTCGCTCTTGGTCAACATATAACCTAGCGTTAGCTTCTATCGAAAGGATACCATCTACGGTACGCCTCCAATCTTCTTCTAATGCTATGATACCTACGTTGTCCTTACTGTTATTGATCAACCAATGCTCTAACTCTCTAGTAATACTAGACTTACCTAAGCCTGTACCACCTGTAAGGGTGACTAGCTCACCACGCCTAAGCCCATAGAGTTTCTTATTAAGACCCTCCCAAGGATAGGGTATGCTCTCACGCTGCTCTCTGTTATTAAACTTCTGCTTCTGCTCTGATATATTAAGTACACCAGAGGGTGTGTATAACTTAGCAGACCACCAAGCATCTACATAAGACTGAGTACGCTTAGCCTTAAGCATATCATTAGCATCTTTGAAGTCATCAGGCAGTGTAAGTATCTTAGCTTTTCCAGGTGTTAATAACCTAGCTACTTCCTTCGCTGCTTTGATTCCTTGCTTATCGTTATCAAAGTTTATAACAACGCAGTCAAATTTTTCTAGGAACTCAATAGAATTTTTAACATCCCTAGCTGCCCCTGCTGCACCGCTTTTAATACTAACTACAGGCCACTTAGAACCTAGTAATTCGTATGCTGCCATTGCATCGCACTCACCCTCAACGATAGTAATAAATTTACCTGACTCTCTAAAGGTAGACTGACCGAATAGACCAGTGCCTTGTGAGTTACCGCGCCATGTAAAGTGTTTACCCGCCTCACGTATCTTATAGCTTGCAACCTCAGAGGCTATGCAGTACGGATAGAAGTGCTGTGTTATCTCGCCACTACCATTAACAATAGCTTTAACATTATATTTCTTAGCTGTAGCTAAAGAGATACCACGGTCAGTGAGGGCTACAAACTCTCCCTCAATATCATTGACTGCATTAGTTTGTTTTACTTTAAACTCTTTTATATTATCTGTTGTTTCTCCTACGTTATCTGTGTAATTACTAATCCTTTTATCGCAGCTAAAACAATACGCGCTTCCATCTTCATTGACAGATACTGCATCGCTTGAACTACATAAAGGACACGGCTGATGGTATTTTACAAAAGCCACTGGCTTCTCCTATATATAATTAGGGGAGCAGTTTAATGACATGCCTAGGTCTGGGAGATTAATCTCCGTCTACTACATCACCAAGGGTAGAGAGCATCTCTTCAGCCAACTGGTCTTCTACTTTACTACGTAAGGTAAGTCCAGCTGCTTGTAGTATATCTACTTTTCTTTGGAGCATTTTTATTTCTTGCCCTATCTCTAGTAAATAATTAAATGCTACCTTACCCTCGTCAGTAAACCGATTCACTTGGTACTGTCTATCGTCTACTGTATAGGTAGGCTCACTCATAGTTCTACTTCCTCCATGTTTTCTATTATAGTTTCAAACTCGTCACCATCTCCACTACTAAAGCTTACTAAGTCTATGACCTGTACTGCTTGTAGCTCAAGACCCTTGAACGCTTGGCCGTTACGGTTAATTTCCCACGGCTTAGCTTGGACTCTTACCTTAGAACCGTTACCAACTTGGCAATCTAATTCATTTTTATTCTTGTCCAATAACTTAGGAGCCTTGCGAACCATACCATTTGGCCCATTAACTAAACGCTTCATAGTAATAGTTGGCCCTTCTTCTTTGTCGAACTTAACACTAAAGCCCTCAGTTTTTAATTGCTGGGCTGTATCATTATCGACTACTAAATCAATAGTATACTTAGGTTCAAATCGAGTATTAGGTGTAGTGATTGATGCCCAATAAGCAACGCCTTCGTATATCATATATCTTCTCCTGTTGTTTTTTCATTGTGATTGTGCATTCTAGCACAGGTTGTCAGGCTTGTCAAGCCCTGCTGTATACTAAGTAATTAATAAAGTGTGGGTATTGTGACATAACATAGTCTTCGTTTATAACCTTTGTACTTGTGCCATCAAACTCAGATAGTATTAAATCAGTTACATGCTCATGCAGTACAAACTCTATAAACATTTCCTTAGCTTTTGTATTAGGGCATGGACACATTAGATGCATAGCATACATCTTAACCCAACAGTCTTCTATAAACATAGCGTTTGCTTTACGCTGCTCAATATCCATCGTCAGTCTCCTCTATTATTTTTTCTAACTCTTCATCCGCAAGAGTATCTATAAACAAATCATCATCAATCATTAACTCTTGCGCTTTTTTGTATGCTCTATCTACGGCTAAATCGTACATAGAATCTGCAAATGGTGCGCTCATTATGGTTACCTCCCATGCAACAAGTGTGCATTATATGTAGCGTTAATATTATTACTCATGTTTAATTTTTGTCTTGACTTATAACCTATAGCCTCCTTTACTTTCCAATAAGATTCTTCTGTGGCACCACCAATATTCCATATAAGATTCTGGGTTTTATCTTTACCAGTATTCCAATCGTATATTGTAGCAAGCACCCCGTCAATAGCTACCAACCACCGAACAGTTACTACAGTAGTATCTAACATTGGCTCGCCAGATTCAGTAGGCTCTCCGAACGTGTCAACCAGTGTCCAGTAAGTAGTATTTATTTCCCCCTTTAAACTTAAACCTTCTTCATACATGCCATCTGCTGTTTCAATTTTCATTACAGTTCCTTTAAGATATATGATCTAACGCCCACTGCGTCATGTCTTTTTCTACATGTTCCTCATCAAACTTTAAATCTTTTATTTTTCTTAGTATATCTTCATCACTATACTTAGTCAAGGCATCTTCACCGCCTATTATTTTATATACTTCTAATCTAAAAGTTGCAACGGGTCTAAAAATTTCAGTAACAAATGTACCTAGTGTATCCTTATCCATTTAAAATCTCCTAAAGATAAGCAGTTTAAAGACTTGCTTAGGTCAGGGGTTAATTAAATTAAGCAGCTATCTTAGCAGCAAAGTTATCTGTAATAACCTCGGCTACTTTCTCACCTCTGCGTTGGAGTAAAGCTATATTGTTTTTACTCTTAGAGGGTGCATGAGTAGACCAATCAGTCAGTGTATTATATAACGCCCATCTATTTTTGTCCATTTTAGGAGCATAGTCAAGCGTAAAAGCACTGAAAAGATACTGATAGTTTTTATTACGGAAAGGCTCCTCAGCATTCCTGCTTATGTTAGCACAGTCAGCAATAGTATTATGTATATCATCATTAGTTACAGGTGTATTATACCACTCATGCCATAGCTCAATCTCTTGCTCTATAATATTAG